GAAAAGACCCCACGAAAGTATATTGATGAATTATACAAAAGGGTCTATATGATACCACATGAAGGTATTGATACTTTGCTTAATTCCAAAGAAGATCACTGGTTTTTGAACCAACCAGAACTCACAGAAAATAGTGCGATAGCTTCCGCAGGAGATGCAAGATTTTTAGCATCTGTTATATCCCTTTTGAATTATCCTAACTTGATAAAGAAAAGAAATGCAAAACCAGTAAGGCATCAAAAAATGTGGGGTAACAGATTGCCCAGTAATGAGGTTCGCACCATTGAAATTGATTTACCAAAACCAAGAGGGGTAACTATGTATTCTAAAATGTATAGGGGTCTAGGTTCACCAAAACGATACCATTTACGCAGAGGTCACTTTAATCACTACAGATTAAAAGATGGTTCATTACGGAAGGTGTGGATACCAGAACGCTATGTGGGCAATAAAGAACTTGGTGTAATTGAACATGAATACAAGTTGCAATCCGCTTTTACAGTTTCTTGAAATAATACCCATAGCCAATCCTTATCTTCTATGTTGGCATAAGGATCATCTTCTTTTGGCTCTAAATCAAGTTCAAGTTGTACTGCCATTTTCAATCTTCTGTGGTTTCAAAGAATCTTTTGTTACATTCAAGCCTGATAAAGTAACAAGCCTATCGATTTCTCTATCACCCCTCTCAGTGAGCGAAATTTGACCGCCTGTCCTTGAAACATACCCATCATTAACCAATGTACCCAAAATCCACTCATACGGCTCTCTACCGCATAAAACCGCTATCAAGCCGCCAAGCCTTTTATTCTGTGTATTAGATAAAACTGGTTTTTTCTTTTTTTGATTTTCACTTTGTGAGTTGTTTTTGCTTTTCATAAGTCCTCAATCCACCAATTCCCAATAATCCACCCAAGACTGTGAGCAATGTATTCATTTGAAACTCTGGTAAATCTGGTGGCTCTATCCCTATGTAGCTAAATATGAATATCAACAACGGCTGAATTACAAAATGATATGCAAAGGCAACGGCACATACCCACCCAACAAAAGGTCTCCACCCTCCTTTGAAAAATGAACCTGATGCCGCTTCTGCTTTATTTATTTCTAATTGAGAAAGAGCCAATTGTTGAGCGTGTTTATCTGCCATTGTTGCTAACTCATGAGCAAGTTTTGCTTTCTGATCTTTGTCCTCAATAAATTTATCAAGTAATCCTGATACTGGACCCACTAAACTTGAAATGATACTCATTCTAATCTCCGTCTATAACTAGCTTTCCTCTTACCGCATCTAACTGTAAAAGGCTTTTTTCTTTTGTGCCACCATCATATGTCCACGCATATCCCAAATCCACCATTTCCAAATTGATGCTTTTTTTTGCTTTGTTACCAAAGAACCAACCCAACATTCTTCCATACTTGCCATCTTTTTCTGTTTTAATCATAAGAGATTCACAACCCTCAAGACGCTCTTTTAAGTATGCCTTTGCTTCTAAACCATATGCTTTTTCCCTATGATCTCTAGTTCTTGTTTCAGGTGTATCAATGCCTGCAAGACGCACCCTTTCTTTTTTTAATAAATCAAAGCCTAAATCAATAATGACATCAACAGTATCACCATCAACAACTTTGACTATTTCTTTGACTTTGTATTCATACATCACTGAGCCATTGATATTGATTGTTCTTTTGTTTCATGGTTTCGTCTTGTCCAACCATTGCCATAATGTTTGAAGGCTGAAAGTGATTCATAAAACTCTTGACGTTTTTCTGCAAACTGCTCAATGGCAAAATGAGTATCAATTTTACTTATCAAAGCCAAAGTTTTTGGACCAATAGCACCATCTGGATTTGCTCCACAAATTGACTGCACAAACTTTGCGGCTCTACCTGTACCACTATTAACAGCCATATCAAAAACACACCAATCTAAACCACTGGCAAGATCATCACACTTACATCTATCCCAATATTTTTCCTTATACAAATCACCAACGTCATCTGGTGTAAGTGCTTTCATCACATCAATAGGAGCAGGATTTCCTGTCCACTCTGCCCAAACTTTTGCTGTTACGCCAAGATTTGTTGAGCCTTGATTACCATGCCCATCTCCATCATTACCTGAGTCTCTTTTATCTGCTGTAAAACCCCCCTCATGAACAAGCAACATTTCAAGACACTTTTCAAAATTACCTTTCATTTGTCTACCTTTCCATCAAGTTTTTGAAAAATTAAAGTAAGCATATTTTTTATTTCTGCTATATCATCTTTGTAATCATCACGCCTAACGTAGTTATTGACTATATCTTTGTTAGTTTCTTTTATTTCTTTTGCAACCCTTGACTGGTTATCCCAAATTACCCTTACAAACCAACCTATCAAGGCGGCAACCAAACCACCCAAAATATTAATCATTGATTGTTCTTCCATCACAAAGCCTCAGAACAACTAAAAGATATTCCATATACAGACACATGGTTTCCATCCCAACCTAAATCATCTGAATCCATTCTCCAAACTGCTTTGGGATTCGTGTATGTTATTTCTTGTCCTGTTGATACAGCCACTTTTACAGCAGGCTCTATCTTTGCAGTCACCGTACCTCCTGATGCGTTACAATCTTCAACAACCATATGAAGTTTAAAATCCGCAGAACTTGTTCCTAATTGAATATAATCCCCTGCTTTAAATATGCCTGATGAATCTGCCAGAGATGATTCTGCTAGTGCTAAAGATAACGTATTATCACCAACGGATGCACCAGATGCTAAAGTAATTGTGCCTGATGCTACACCTAAAGGGATAATTCTATCTGGGTCACCCAGTGTGAATGTTCCCCTTCTGCCATGCAAAGCTGTGAAAAAAGCAGTCCACGCTCCTGCTGTTTCCCTTCTCATAGGTGGCAATGAAAAGGTTGCACCCCAAAGTGCATAATCATATTCATACGTTTGTTGAATACCAGAGTAAGGACTTTCTGATACTGCTACTTGTCTGCGTAATTCAAATCGTGATGTTTGAAAGTTTGGTGTTGATGGTATGTTTAATGGGAATGTAAGTGCTGACATAATTACCCTCCAAAAGTGGCAGAAAAAGAGCCACCTCTTTTTTGTGCATTAGCAACGGCTGACATTGCTTGCTCTTTGAACACTGGCATCAACGTCAATATTTCTGCCCTGACTGTCTGTGCTACTCCTGCATCAACATTAATTGTTTGATTAACAACAACTGGATTGCCCCCTAACATATTCTTTGTATCCATATTATTTTTGACTACCCCACCAGTATTGGGGATAAATAACTCTGGACCACGCTCACCTACTATTGTTGGGCCACCTATGCGACCACCTCCTGCGGCAAAAGATGGAAATGATGCAGTTGGTAATGCAACACTAGGAGGTAATCCAAGTGCCATATTTATAATTTTATTTACTACCATCAATTCAATAGCTTTTGAAATCATACGCTTTACAAATGATTTAAATATATCCTGCAATGAATCTAGTGAAAACTTGCCGTCAACAACCATATCTGCAAATGAATCAGATATTCCCCTACCCATCTCTTGTACGGAGTCAAACATTTCTTTGTACATTGGGTCTTGCAATGCCATCTCATGCCTTAAAAATTCCAGAGCCGCTGTTGCTTGTTGTGAACTTATTTCTTGTGCCGCAAGTGCATCTGCAATAGCCCTTGTATCTAACTCAAATTCTTCTTGAGGTGTTTTCATACTTTCAACAATAGCTTTACCATTTGATATACTATCATTTAGTCTAGTTTGTTCATCTCTCAACGCCTTCAACTGGTCATCTAATGCTTGTATAGTTTTAATTTGTGCTTCAAATTCTGGCGTTAAATTGTCCGCACTAAAATCATCAAAAAACAAGCCTTTCGCTTGTAACTCATCTATTGCTCTAAGTTGTGATGCAATTAGAGTGGCAACATTTTGTGACGTTCCCCCTGCCATCAAACTTTCTGTATTCAGTTGATCTCTTAGCTTTGCACCTAGTTCATCAACGGTTTGAGCTTGTGAAGAAATGAGAATACTTCTCTCTTTAATTTGTTCATTTCTTGCCTGTGCATCTAGCAATCCTCTCTTTTCAACTTCTCCTAAATTACGCAGAGCATCAATCATTTTGTTTGTTTCTGCTTCCATTTTTTCAAAACGATCAACTGTCGTTAGACCAAACGCCTTCATTAGCAAACCTAAAGGAGGAAATCTTTCTGCGGTAAGGGCTAACATATCTGAGAAACTACCAAATGAATCCCTTGCGGATTCTATTGCTTTCATACCTTCAATGATTGATTCTGCATTTGTAAAATCAACGTCTCCTGCAGGGCCTCTAAGTGCTTGTGTTTGTTTTCGTATTAAATCAGTCAACAGCAAATTAAATTTTGATAATGGAGGCAATGCATCTTTTGCAATTTCAACTCCAAGCTCTTGAAGTGCCGCACCTAATCCTCTTGTAGTATTTGCAAAACTTCCTGATGTTCTAGCGGCATCACCAATGGCATCACCCAATCCTGCGGTTATTAAATTTAATCTTGCTTGAACTTTCAAAGCGTTTGATGCTTCTTTTGCGTTCCCAACAAAACCCATTTTTAATAATTCTTGTTGGAGAGTTGCTTCAGTAATGACAATGCCAAAACGTCTTACTGTTTCATGGTTGCCAACTAAAGCACTTTGAAATGCGGTCATAACATCTGTATCTTGTGCGTTGTTAAATGAAGCGGTATCTGTTGCTAACTTTGTTAATTCAACTGATAACTTTGCCGCTTCCCCTCTTGCAAAACCCATTGGAACAAATGTATCTTGTATACTTGATGCCATTGCCTCCAGTTCAAAACGACTTCTGCCAACCTCAGAACCAAACCTTGCAAGTTCTGCTCTCACTTCATTGGCAAACCTACCAAAAACAACAGATGATTTTCCTTGCATTTCCTCAACATCTGAAGCCATTCGTATCATAGCAAGACCAACTGCTCCTGCTTGCTGAACAACAACTGCACCCAAAGCCACTTTCGCAACCCCTGCCAGTCTTTGAAAACTTCCTTGAGCTTTTCTTGTGCTGTTGTTTACATCTTTATTGAACTGACCCATTTTCCTTTTTACATCAGAAAGATCAGCTTCAATTCTTATCAGTAGTTTATCGACTTCCGTTGCCATTAGTCTGGGTACATCTCCATCAATTCTTCAAGTTCACTCTTTGTCAAAGGCGGTGGTTGACCCCCTGAGTGAAACTCTGCAAATCCCTCAATGGCTAGATATAGTTCTGGGAAACTCATATTCCAGAATGTATCTGGCGTAAATCCCATTTTCCCAACAACAATTTTAAACCACTCCTCATAAGGAATCTTTGTTACTGTGACTCCACCTTTTCTACGTTTCCCTCATCTTCTCCAACGCTTAACACATTAGATACTATTTCTCCAATAGCTTTCAATGAATCAACCATGCTACCAAATACTAATTCTGAAATTTCTTTTTCATTAACATTATTTCCCCCTGCTCTAATCACTGGAGTAAGCACTGCAACTTGGTCTGTTATTTTTAAACTGCCATCAGATAATCTTTGTGCTAATTGCATAATAGTCGTATCAAGTTGTGCTTCAATACGACTAATATTATCAACCGTCACTCTCGCTTTGAAGTTCTTCTGACCCAACTGGATCATCAGTTCCCCCCTCTGTGGGTTCGTCATCTTTTTTCGCTCCTTTGTTAGTTTCTACCACAAATACTTCACCCCTTTGAGCGAAGTCTTCAATCTTGAGAACTTTGTGCTTTGTTCTTCCAAGATTAAATTCTTTGAGTTCTTCCATCTTCATTTTGCATGGAATCTCAAAAAGATTACCCTGACTGGTGTTTTGAAAAGCAAGAAACTCTTTATCCCCAACTTTTATTTTTACTTCATTCCAAGCCATTTTTCACCTATGCCGCACTAAATGTAACATTACCAGAGGATTCCAATGTCACAGAATAGGTTGCTTCTCCATTGTATTCTCCTGCATACTCTAGTGACGTAATTTGAAATGTTCCTGCATATGTGCCTAAATCTGGAACAATTACATTGTAGCTTTCAA